ATGAGTCTTATATAAAATATCCTATTCCTAAAGATGATACTACTTTCAAGAATGAGAAAGGAGATATTGTCGCAGTCTATCTGAACAAAATAGTTCCCTTTGAACATTGTAAAAAAGCATTTCCTTTTCTGAGAAAAGCATCACTCAGGGAATCTAATAACAGAGGAATGGCATCAGGTCAAACTGATGAAATGAAAGTGGGCATGAAAATTAATAATATGTATGTTGGTAAAGTTCTTAGTGGTGGGAGATTTATACCTCTAAAAAAAGATGGCACTTTATCTAATTCGCCTAAAGCAATAGCAGTAAATTCATCTGTGATAGGTTATATGGACAGATATGCTAGGATTCCATATTGTAGAATGACAGAGTTTAGCCAAAGATTTTTTGATGAGTATAAACAAACATTGCCATACATTAGATATATTTCTAAACTTTATGAAACATTTGTTCCTGAAAAATATAATTTGCAAAAAGCATACTGGGAAAAAATACANAAAGATTTTAAAATAGACAATACAGCNTTCACGACAGTTACCCTGAATAATAACTTCAGAACTGCTTGTCATACTGATAAAGGAGATTATAAAGATGGCATTGGTAATTTAGCAGTCTTAGAAAAGGGAAGATATGATGGTGCTTATACAGTAATCCCAAAGTATGGCATAGGTCTTAATGTAAGAAATACAGATGTTGGTTTTTTTGATGTTCACGAGATTCATGGAAATACTGAGATAGTAAAACATGGTGCTTGTGAAAGAATCTCAGCAGTATGTTATGTAAGAGAAAAAATGATTAAGTGTGGAAGTGCCAAAGAAGAATTAAACATAGCATTGGAGAGAGATAAATGAATTTCAGAATAGCCATACCCAGTTGTGGTAGGTCAGATACATTGTTAAATAAAAGTATAAAATATTTATCTACTACTAATATTGATTTTAAAAATGTTGATGTTTTTTTAAGCAGAGGAGATGAGCTTGAAGAATATACTGATAAATTAAAAAATTATCCTTTGAATATTATTGTAGCAAATAACAACAGTATCAATGCTCAAAGAAATTTTATGGTAGATTATTACCCAGTAGGTCAATTTGTTATGGGTATTGATGATGATATCATGAGTCTTGAAAGTAAAATGAATGACAAAAAAACTTTCCCTGTAACAGATTTGGTGGGATTAGGCGAACAGGCTTTCGCATTATGCACCGAGCATAAATTAGATTTGTGGGGAATCAATGCATCATTTAATCCATTTTTTATGAAAACAACCATCTCATTTAATTTGAAATTTGTGATTGCTTGTTTTTATGGTTGGGTTAACAGGCACGAAGACAAAGCATATGTTCTGAATGAAAGGTATCATACAAAAGAAGATTATGAGAGAACCATTAAATATTATAAAAAAGATGGTGGAATAATTAGGTTTAATTATTTAGCACCTAAAACAAAAATATATACTGAGAAAGGTGGCATACAAGAATATAGAACACCTGATTCTGAAAGAGATTCAGCACAGTATATGCTTGAAACTTATCCAATGTTTTGCAAAATAAATAATGCTAGGAAAGGTAAATTTGCACAAATCAGATTGACTGACCAAAGAAAAAAAATTAAACAATAATTTTATTTATAATTATCTTTTTTAAATTTAGTTTCAATGTCTGATACTCTCTCTTTCATCATCATATATCGAACTTTGTCTACTGTTTCTAAATCGCTTGATTTACTACAATTATGATTACCTAAGAAAGATTTTAAATCGCATTCAATATTGCTTTTTTCTACCTTAAGTTCCCAGTTGTGAGATTTGTTTAATGGTTTCATAATACCCTCATTTATTTAATATACTATAAGTATATATTATACTAATAATATAATAAAGTGATTTTATTAAATATCTTGCTTTTATTTTATTTTTACTCTATAAAAAGAGTATGAGGACTGAAAGTGTAAAAATAAGATGCCAAAAATAGTAAAGAAAACTGCTGAAGTAACTGAGATGGTAAAAAGATTTTCAGGCATTGGGATAACTCATGACATGATTTGCTCTATTGCTAAGATATCAAAACCCACATTATACAAATATTATAATGAAGAATTAAAAGTAGGCAAAGCTCAAGCCACTGCAACTATTGCCAATAATTTATATCGAATGGCAACAGGAGAGGGCAAAGAGGCACTTACTGCATCTATTTTTTGGCTAAAGACACAAGCTGGTTGGAAAGAAACTGATGTGGTGGAGATAAACAATGTATCAGATGAAAACGAAAAATTCGAAAAATTGGTCAAGTCAGTTCGACAATCTAAGCTATCAGAAAAAGATAGCAATGAATCTACTCACTGAGTGGTACGACAAAGCAAGACCATCTCAATTAGTAGAAGATGAAGATGAATTTAATATTCATTTATTCTTAGCTGGTCGTGGTTGGGGTAAAACTTTAACAGGCGCATACGACATTGTTGAATACTGTTTAAGAAATGATAATGTAATTTGTGGTGTAGTCGCACCAACATATGGAGATTTGAAAAGAGTTGTATTTGCTGGTGATTCAGGTTTTATTAATATAATTGATAAGAGATTGTTAAGTAACACTGGATATAATAAATCAGATAATGAAATACATTTTTACAATGGCTCAAAGATAATTGGATTCCCAGCAATAGAGCCTGACAGACTTCGTGGCGTTCAGTTTCATAGAGTTTGGTGTGATGAGTTAGCCTCTTGGAGATACACAGAAACATTTGATAACTTAATGATGGCACTAAGATTAGGTCAAAATCCTAAGTGCATTATTACCACAACACCTAGACCGACCAAGATAATAAAGACTCTTTCCAAAAGAAGTGATACCAAGTTAATCACAGGCTCAACATTTGAGAACATTGACAACCTAGCAGAATCATCTATCCAAATGTTAAAAGAAAGATATGAGGGTACTCGCATGGGTAGGCAAGAACTCTATGCAGAAATACTAGAAGATATCGAGGGTGCTTTATTCAATTATAAAAACATTGAAGAAAATAGATTAACAAACTATCCAATAGACTTACAAAGAATCGTTGTTGCTATTGACCCAGCAGTTACCAGTAACGAGAACTCAGATGAAACAGGAATGATAGTTGCTGGTCGTGATATTAATAATCATTACTACATATTGCATGATGGTAGCCAAGTGAGTTCGCCTGATGTATGGGTTAAGAAAGCCATATCACTTTATAAACAATATGAATGTGATAGGATTGTAGCAGAGGTTAATAATGGTGGCGATTTGATTGAGAGATTATTGCGAACACAAAGTCAATCGATTCCTTATACAAGTGTTAGAGCAAGTAGAGGAAAAATTGTTAGAGCCGAGCCGATATCAGCACTGTATGAGCAGAATCGGATTCACCATGTAGGAGTGTTCAGGGATTTAGAAGAACAGATGTGCCAGTTTACAGGAAATGGGGTACAATATCATGATGATAGGGTTGATGCCTTAGTTTGGGCGATAACATCACTACAGAATAGTGGTCAAGCAATATTTAAGATTAGTTAGGAGTTGTAATGGGTATATTTGATAAATTTTTTAAAGGAAGTATTCAGAAAAAAGAATCGCCAACAGTTATGATTAATCGACTAGAGGCATACATGGGTAAGTCTACTAGAAGATACAAAGATTATGCCAAAGAGGGTTATCAAGACAATGCAATCGTACATAGATGTGTAAAACTAATTTCTGATTCAGCAAGTGCAGTACAACTAAAAGTATTTGATGGCGATATAGAATTAGAAAATCATGAGTTGATATCTTTACTAGAAAGACCAAACCCATTACAAAGTGGTGGGGAATATTTTTCATCTTTATATTCTTACTTACTCATTTCAGGCAACTCATATCTTTTGAGAGATACAGAAAATGATACAGCACCAAGAGAATTATATTTATTAAGACCTGATAGAATAAAAATTAAATCAAGTTCTTCAATGATTCCTGATTATTATTGTTACTTAGTAGATGGTCAAATTATAAAAGAATATCCTGTAGACCAAGACAATGGTCGTTCACAATTAAAACAAATTAAGTTATGGAATCCTCTAGATGACTTTTATGGTCTTAGTCCAATGTTGGCTAGTGCTTATAATATTGACCAACATAATTTAGCTGGTTTACATAATGTTGCATTATTAAAAAATGGT